TCAGGAAGCAGATTGGTAATGTCATGACCTTAGCTGAGATCTACGGTACTGGTATTGGTGAACTTATTGTTAAGCAAAAGAAGCAACTAAAGCCTTCTACACAGCCTTCAGCGAACCCAGGACTGAGCATGATCGGTGTACAGTCTTCTGTTCGTGTGTCCGTAGACTTAAAACCTATTAACCCTAGAAACTTTCTTATTGATCCTAACGCAGCTAACATTGCTGATGCTTTAGGCTGTGCTGTAGAAGAATATGTAGGTAGACATACCGTCATTAAAGGTATGGAAGATGGTGTTTACAGACAAGTTAGTGTTGGAGATGCTGCTGTTGATACTGACTTAGAACCTACACAAGACTTAACTTACTATCAGAACGATAAAGTACTACTGTTACGTTACTATGGTTTAGTACCTAAACGGTTGTTAGAGAACCCAGATGAGGTTACTTCTGAAGAAGAAGAGCTGTATTCTGACATGGTTGAGGCATTGATTGTCATTGCTAACGGTGAATCACTGTTAAAAGCAGAAGAGAATCCCTTCATGATGCAGGATAGACCTATCATTGCTTACCAAGCTGATAGTGTTCCTGGTCGTTTCTGGGGTAGAGGAACTGCTGAGAAAGCATACAACATGCAAAAGGCTGTTGATGCACAGATTCGTAGTCATGTAGACTCTTTAGGGCTTACAACAGCACCTATGATGGCTGTAGATGCCTCTAGATTACCTCGTGGACAGAAGTTTGAGATACGTCCTGGTAAGACTATCATGGTTAATGGTAACCCACAAGAGATCTTACAACCCTTTAAGTTTGGTGTTACTGACAAAACAAACATAGAAACAGCTCAATTGTTCGAAAGAATGATGCTACAAGCAACAGGTACGTTAGATACAGCGAACTTACCTGCTCAAGTAAGCGGTGGCGATGCAGCAGCAGCAGGATTAGCGATGGCTGTTAGCGGTATCATCAAGAAAAACAAGAGAGCATTAGTCAATTTCCAAGAAGATTTCCTTATTCCGTTCGTTCAAAAGGCTGCATGGCGGTATATGCAGTTTGCTCCTGACCGTTATCCAGTACAGGACTTTGAGTTTATACCGTCCGGTACGTTAGGAATGGTTGCTAGAGAGTTTGAACAGGCTCAAATGATGGCAATGATGTCTACGTTAGGGCCAAATAGTCCTATCGTACCTTTGTTACTGCAAGGTATTGTTGAATACTCATCGTTACCTAACCGTGAAAGCCTTTTACAGCAACTTCAGCAGCTAACACAGCCAAATCCTGAGCAACAACAGGCTCAACAGCAAGCTACACAGCTTCAATTAGCGGATGCACAAGCAACTGTGCAGGAAAAGCAAGCTAGAGCACAGAAAGCAGCAGCAGAGGCTCAGAAAGCGTCTGTAGAGGCTCAGTTAATGCCTGAAGAGGTAAGAGCTAAGATCGTTAATGCAGCCACTCAGAACCTTCCTAACAATGATGACTCAGCAGAGCGTGAATTCCAACGCAGAATCAAGATTGCTGAGTTAATGTTGAAGGAAGAAGATATCAAAAGCAATGAAAACATCGCCAAGATGCAAATGGAGGCTAAAAAGCAAGTAGATAAGCAGTTTACTGATGCTCTTGGTGAGTAATCATGGATGAGGAAAAGCTACTACAACTAGCTTCAGTTGTTGGTAAGTTAAAGAAGAAGGTATCTGAACTTGATTCCAAAGCAGATACCATCAAGAAACTGCAAGGACCACAAGGAGAACAAGGGCTACAAGGTCCAAAAGGTGATGCAGGTAAAGATGGTTTACCTGGAAGAGATGGTAAAGACGGTAGAGATGGTGTTGATGGTAAGGACGGTAAAGATGGTAAGCCAGGGGTATCCGTTGTTGATGCTTATATTGACATTGACAACTCACTGGTGCTTAAACTGTCTAACGGTATTGAAGTCAGTGCTGGTGAGTTACCACAGACTTCTAAGTCTAAAGACAACATATACATTCAGAATACACAACAGTTCGCTTTAGACGGTCTACCTGATGCAGCTGAAGAACCTATACCAGAATATTTTCTTGTTAGACAAGATGGACAGTGGAAGAAAGCATCGTTTACTTACTTACTTGGTTGGCTTAGTGTTGCAAACATCTTGGCTACTGAAAACGGAGACTTCCTCACCACAGAAGCTGGTGATTACATTATCATGGAGTAAAAATGGCTGACGTAAAGATCTCAGCACTATCAAACGCATCAGCACTGGCTGGTACTGAAGTTGTACCTATTGTACAAGGTGGTAATACTGTAAAGACAACACTCAGTAACATTGCTGCTTTGTCAGGAAATGGTACAGTAACATCAGTAGCGATGTCAGTCCCTACTGGATTAACTGTAACAGGTTCTCCAGTAACTTCTTCAGGTACGTTAGCAGTATCGTACACAGCTGGTTATGCTATACCAACCACAGCTAAACAGTCTGACTGGGATACTGCTTATGGATGGGGTAATCATGCTTCAGCAGGTTATCTAACATCAGCAACAGCAGCAACAACATACCAACCGTTAGACGGTGATTTAACAGCCATTGCTGCTTTATCAGGTACATCAGGTTTCCTGAAGAAGACAGCCGCTAACACATGGACACTAGATACATCAACGTATCTAACATCAGAAACAGATCCTGTGTTTTCTGCTAGTGCTGCTAGTGGTATCACATCAACGAACATAAGTAATTGGAACACAGCATACGGTTGGGGTAACCATGCCTCTGCTGGTTATGCGTTAGGAACAACAACGATCACTGCCGGTACTGGATTATCTGGTGGTGGTGATTTGTCCGCTAATAGAACTATTAACTTAGCTAACACAGCCGTAACAGCAGGTTCCTACACTAACGCTAACATTACTGTTGATGCACAAGGCCGTATCACAGCAGCAGCAAACGGTACAGGTGGTGGTGGTTCTGGTACAACAACTTACGCCGTTACCTTTAACAATAGTGGTACTGGTGATGCTTCAGGAACAACCTTTGATGGTTCTGTAGCACGTACAATAAGCTACAACACGCTAGGGGCTCCATCAACAACAGGCGATGACGCAACAGGTACATGGAGCATTGATGTGCTTGGTAGTGCTGGTTCAGCTACTAACTTGCTTGGTGGTGCTGCTAACAGAATTGCTTATCAGAGTGCTTCAAACACAACAACTTTTATTACCGCACCAACAGCAACAGATACTTATCTTAAATGGACAGGATCAGCTTTTTCATGGGGGACGCCGTCTTCAGGCACAGGCGATGTCGTCGGTCCTTCGTCTGCGGCGGTGGATGGTGCTATTGCGGTTTTTGATGGCACAACCGGGAAATTAATAGCAGATGGCTCAGCAGTAACGGCGGCATACTTTGCCAATCCTGGCGTAGCTCAAGGCTACTTAACGCCTATTGGTCAGGTTTACGGGTCTTACCTTTTTGAAATCACTCAAGCTGGCGGTGCGGCTTCAAGAGGACTGAGACTCAAATACAATGCTTCCAACTCTGTTTTGTTTCAAGCTCCGGCTACAGGTGGAAACAATACTTATATATGGCCTGCTGGCCCTGGGTCTTCTGGTTATGCTTTAACAACAAATGGTTCCGGAACACTATCTTGGTCGCCTGTGTCTGGTGGAAGTGGTGGAGGAAGTCCTAACTTAGACGGAGGTACACCTACGAGTAGCTACCTCGCTGTTGATCCTATTGATGGAGGAACACCGTAATGCCAGTTCAAGTACAACTAAGGCGTGGAACAACATCTGATTGGTCTACTGCCAACCCAACACTAGCTGCTGGTGAAGTTGGTGTTGATACGTCACTAACGAAGTTCAAAGTAGGTAACGGATCTACGGCATGGAATAGCCTTGGATACGCTACGTTAACTTTCCAAGGTGCTTATGCCGGTGGTACAACGTACTATCCTAATGATTTAGTAACGTACGATAGTTCTACCTATATCTGTATCCTACAAAGTACAGGTAACTTACCTACGAACACAACGTACTGGTCTTTGTTAGCTGCTAAAGGTACTGATGGTGCTGTTACTTTAAGCACTGCACAGACACTTACCAACAAAACTATCTCTGCTAGTAACAACACACTAACTGGTCCTGATGGTACTACTCAGGTTGGTTATCTAAGTGCTCCACAAAATAGTCAAACAGGTTCTACATACACGTTAGTACTTGGTGATGCTGGTGACCACGTATATTTCACTAGTGGCTCTACAGCAACGCTAACAGTACCTACTAACGCATCAGTAGCATTCCATACAGGTACTACGATCTTAGTAGTCAACAACAACAGTGGTAACTTAACAATCTCTGGTGCAGGTGTTACATTCCAGTTAGCTAACGGTGCTACTGGTAATCGTACTGTAGCCACTAAAGGCATGGCA